CCCCGGATGTCGGGCTTGCCTGCGACAAACGTTTCCAGGATGCGGTACGGCGTGTCGCTCTTGATCTGCATCAGCAGGTTGTTGACCGCGCCAGCGTCCGCTGGGTACAGCGGTGTGCAGGCAATACCAGTAAGCACTGCCACTGGCGTTCCGCGCTTGCCGCCTGCGATTGTTGCCCGCTTAACGCTCGCAGCCCTGGTCATCAGTAGGCGCAGGCTCATAGCGCCCTCAGCGTTGCTCGGCTGGGCGCGTCGCCCGTCAGCGGCGTGATGAGCCACTGCCCGTGTCGCGCCGCCACGTTCCTGCGCTTTTCGGCAACGATCTTCCCCAGCCGGTCGGCCAGATGGTTGTAGTCCTCCTGCACCGGCCCCGCCCTGACCGTCACTGCCGTGAAGCCGGTCTGGATTGATTCCAGCGTGCGCAGTTCCACCAGGTCGAGCAGCGCATCCAGATGGCCGGCGGCCACCGCCTGCACCTCTCCCCCCGCAGCTTGAAGCAGGCTTGCGACCGGATAGCTCAGCGCGCGCAGCGCCCAGGCGATTGCCTGATCCACGTCCGGCGTCAGCGCATCGCCCGCGATCTCTCGCGCCAGCGCCAACAGCGCGGCGCAGCGGTCTTCGACGATGGCCTTTACGTCTGCGATGGTCGCCATTGCGCCGCCCGTCTAGCCCTTACGCCTGTTGGCCTTGTCGGACGCACTCTCTGCGGCTGGCGCTTGGGGCACGCTCGCCGTCAGCGTCTCGCCTGGCGCGTCTCCGCCCTCTACCAGTTCGAGCTTATCGAGAAATCCAAGCGCCTCGCGCTCATCCATCTCGATAATCGATCCCTCTGGCAGAAGCGCCATTCCGCCAAAGCTGTAGCCGATTTTCACGCGGTAGGTGCTCATCTCAGCGTCACCTTTACTGTGGGCGTCACCGGCCCCACGGCGTCGAGCTTGACGCGCAGAAACTCGCCAGCCAGCACAACGCGCGCCATCCCGTTGGCCGAGGCCCCGGCCAGCACCACGCGATTGATGTAGCTGTTGCTGATTAGCGTTCCCGTCGAGCTAAAGGTGTGGACGACATCCATTACATTCGTCCAGTTCGTCTCGTCGGGGCTGGCCTGCACCGTCACCGTCACCGTCCCCGTGCTGCCGGCGTCCGTCCAGGCAAAGACATCAGCGCGCGCATAGTTGGTCGTGCGTGCGTTGTCGATGCTGTTGACGTTGAGCGGGGCCGCGCTGTAGTACGTTCCGGTCGTCACGGCCGTCGGTCCGTACAGCGTCACCGAACGCTGCGCAACCACCGCGCCGAACTGCTCAGCCGGCGCAGCCGCAACCTCGTGCGGGGCCAGGCCCACAGCCGCCACACCCGACAGCACCAGGAGGGCCGCTGTCGCAATCATCAGCGCCAGCCAGCGGCGCGCGTTCTCGATATTGCTCTGCATGGTTTCTCCTTACGCCCCGGTCGCGTGCACGATGCCGGTTTCCTCGCCCTGCCGCGCCTTGATCTTGGGCGCGGCAATCGTCAGCACCTTGAACATGCTTTCGACGCCGTCGCCGCTCGTCCACTCGCGCACCTGGATCGGCAGCGCCTCGGCCAGTTCGATGTACTCGCGCGTGGCCTGAAGCAGGAGCAACTCGCCGTCCGGCAGCACGTTGGTTGGCAGCGTGCGCACGTCTTCGATCATCGGCAGAGCGCGCAGCACGCCGAGTGGGGTGTCGCCGCTGCCGTCCGTGTAGCGGAACAGCGCCGCCTGGTTGTACTGCGTCTGGCTCACGTAGAGCAGGAAGGGGCCAAAGTTGTTCTGAACATTGGCCGCGTTGACCATGCCGGCCACGGTCGCCAGAATGTTCGTTGCCGTTCCCCAGTCGCCGCCGCCAAAATTGGCCGCCGTGTCCGTGCGCCGCTTGGGGTGCGTGCGCAGACCGTAGACGGGCCGGCCGTTGAGTTGCACTGCCGTGCTGCCGTTGACGACGATGTCTTCCAGCGCCTCGGCAACGACGCGCACAGCCTCGACGCCCGCCGTCATGTCTAGGCCATCACCCAGCCGGCGTGACGCCGCCAGCGTGCGCCAGTCGATGCTGAACTCCTTGAAGATCACAGGTACAGGCACGGCGTCCTGCAGCATTTCGGGCAGGTCGCGCTCGGCGCGCCCGCGTCCGGTCATGCTCACCGTCGCGCGCGTCATCTGGCTGGCCGTGTACCAGCGCGTTTCCAGGCTGCCCACGCCGCCCAGGGTCGCCGTCAGCCCGCGGCTGCGCAGATCGGAGACCACGCGCAGTGGATAGCGCGCCGCCTCCAGGACAGTGCTCTCAATTTCGGCCCACTCGCTTTCGGTCAACATCGAGTTGACCGTCAGCGCCTCTCCGCTCTCGTTGACGCGCACGAACTGCCCGCGCTTGTTGATGCGGATGTCGCCATCACACGGGTTAAAGCTGCCGCGCAGCGTTTGGACGCCCGCTTCCAGCGGCAAAACCATCGACTTGTCAGCCATCTCTCACCTCTCAGACCCGTCCGGGTCTATGCAAACCGCACCTTGATCCGCTTGCCCGCCGCCGTTGCGTCCACCGCTTCCTCGGCAATGCCGACCAGCGCGCCGGTCGTGATCGCCTGCAACTCGCCGCCCACGGCTGCCTCCAACTGTGCGCCGGCTGCCACATTTTCCCCTTGCTTGAGGAACATGTAGAGCAGGTCGCCCGACTGCGGATAAACAAACGTCACGCTGTCGCCGGCGGGAAAGGCCGTGTCGATGTTGAGCGTCGCGCCGGTGGGGTTGCGAAACCCGTGTTCGACCGCCACCATGCGCACGCCCTTGGCCCCCGCCGTACCGCTCGGCTGCACCTTGCCGGTCGAGAGCATTTCCAGCAGATGCCCCGGCTTGATCGTCCCTGCGTGCGCCTGCCGCTCGAACGCCGGGCGCACCAGGTCGCTCAGGGCGTTCGTCTGCAACATGATCACGTGTGGTGTTGCGCTCGCCATCTCCTAGCCCTCCTTCTGATTGCCCGCCTTGGCCGGCAGGCTGAACACGCGCAATTCCTCGCCGTCATCCGCAACCAGCGCCGCCCCGTTGCGCCCGACGTAGGAGGCCGGCGACAAGGACGCATCCAGCTTGGTCAACTGGTCGAGCGTCATCGCCTCCAAATCCGCCTTCGCAAATGCGCAGCGGCTGTTGGCGGCCAGCCGCGCCACACTCTGCGCCTTCTGGCGCTCGCTGTTGGCTTTGACCCCGCGCACCGCCTCCATGAGCGACTGCACCCCGCCCAACTCGCGCACGGCCTGCGCCAGTTCGAGCAGTTCCGCCGGCAGGGCGACGGCGGAAGGCGCGGCCCCCGTCATGTCCGCCGCCTCGCCGGTCGCAGACTGCGCGATTGCCTCGGCTGTGGCTTCCCCCTCGTTGCCCCTGGGCGCGGCGTCGGCGCAATTGGCCTTGTTCGCCCTCGCCCCCTTCTTGTCCTGCTGATCCATTCCAGCCATATCTCCCTCCGAACGATTCGCCTCTACTGCGTCGCGCATTTCGCCGCGCAGCGGAAACACGATTGTCTGCTCGCCCCAGCTCAGCGCCATCCGGTCAAAAATCAATGTGCGCTGCGCTGGCGGCCCCAACTGCACTTCGGTTGTCGATGGCGCGTAGCCCAGGGTGACGTGCGGGATGTACCCCCAGCGCCGCGCCACTTCCAGCCCCAAATCCCACTCCAACACCTCGGCTACGCCCGCCCGGAATCGATGCAGCCCCTCCCCGTCGAGCAAGAGAAAGACCGCGTCCAGCCCTGTCTCGGCATTGGCAAAACGCCCGACGCCGGCCACGTCCGCCGTGACGATCACCTGCGACTCGGCAAAGTCGGCCAGCCGCCGCGCCGCCTGGTCGAACTCGGTTGCGATGTCGGGAATTTCGCCCAGATAGGTGAGGGTGACGTGAAGCTCGCCCGCCGGCAACGCCTCGCCGCCGTCCGGCAGCACGCCGGCAGGGAGCGCCAGCGCCGCGGCATCCTCATCACGCAGGTAGAAGGCGACCATAATCGACTGGCTGAAGTCGAGCGCGCCGGCATCCGTTTCGGCGTTGGCCCTCAGCCGGTTGACGCGGTTGGCCCCGCAGCCATCCGCCACCGAGCACGCGCCGATCTCGTCCGGCAGCAGCGCCACGTGGTCAGGGCGCAGGTTGCGCTGGATGGCGCTGTACTGCTGGCCGCCGTAGACGCCCGTCTCTGGCTCCAGGTCGCAGAAGTAGCCAATGGACACCTCCATGACCTCCCCTGCCTCCAAGCGGTTGAGCGCCAACAGCGCCTCGCCGCCCAGCCGTTGAGCCTTCTGCACGTCGAGCCACAACTCGCCTTTGAGCGCGCTGCCCTCCATGCGGGCGTTGAAGAAGGAGCCAAGCGCGGCGGATTCGAGCATGTCGGGCGTGTTGGCCGTTAGGTAGTGGCCCGCCGCGTCTTCGGGGTGGCGCAGCGGCACGGGCCGCCCCTCCCAGGCCGTCACGAAGTGGCCCAGTTCATCCGCCGGCACAAGCTCGCCGTTGCGCACGCCGGCGACCATCGCCACGACCGGCGCAACCGCATACTCGCGCCCATCCAGCGTGCGCCGCTCCAGGCGGTTGACCTGGAGCCGAGCAGGTGCAGTTTGTAATTCGTCGCGCATGTCCTCACCAAAGGCAGGAAACAGGCATAAAAAAACCGGCGCAGGCAGTCCCTNNAGGGACTGCCTGCGCCGGTTTTCACAATCTGATGTGTGAATCTTGGGCGCGGCCGCTGCGATCTGCGGCGCAGCAGCTTTAGCTCAGTTGTTCGTTGCCAGCATAGCACTCGTTACGCGCCGCGTCAAGCATCAATTATGTTGATGCTCAGCGTTCCACGCTGCCCATAGCCTGGACTGTCCAGAAGAGCAGGCCGGCGTCATTTTTTGTCACCGTCATTACCACCCGCGCGCCGAGCGGCAGTTCGTCAATGCGCTTGGCGAGTTTGCGCAGCGACACGGGCGACGTATTGCTCACGGAGACGGTGATCTCCTCCTTGCGGTCGGCGGCGGGGCAGTTTTCCACGCTACTCCCCCATCTGGTCGGCGGCGTCTTCCAGCGCCTGCCGCACATCGGCCACAACTGCCGGCAGTTCCTGCGTGATGACCTGCTCGTCCGTCTGCCAGCGCCCGCGGTGGATCGGGGCCTGGCGCTCGGCGGACTGCACGCGCGGCGCATAGCTGGCCGTGTTGCCCACCTCGCGGCCCACGAACCCCGCCCCGCTGATGCTGCGGCTCGTCCAGCGGCTGCCCAGCTTTTCGCTGTGCGGCGGCGCGCCGCGCACGTAGCGCGAGTTGGGCGGCGGCGGCGGGTAGGGCTTCATACCCGCCTCCACGCGCAGCCCCCCGCGATCCAAGGGCGGTCGCACGATTGCCAGCAGGTCGGCTTGATAGCGTTGCAGGCGGGCGATTACCTCATCTATGTTGGCGGACACAGAAAACTCAGCCATGCTTTAACACCTTTCAATTGCTTGACGCCACAAAAAACCTGTGGTATCGTGAAGGCACGAAGGAACGCGTGCCAGCACACTTCGTAAGGACACACGAGTGCGGTTTTTTGTTGCCCTCAATCTATACTTCGTCGGCAAGGTCCGGCGCTCAATGGGACTCCCACACGGCCTAACCGCCTTGTGTCGAAGTTGCTGGCACGCAACCATTGAGCGCCGGACCTTGCCGTTATCCTTCCAAGGAGTCTTATCATGCGTGCCAGCAAGAAGACCTCTGAACCAACCTCCTATGTAGGGCGCTATGGCGCTATCAGGCACATCCTGGACGGCGACATCCCGATTCAAGACGTGCTGGAAGCCGCCCAACAACTGCGGGCGGCGCGCGGTGAACCCGTGCAGCCGGAAGCCCCACAGTCGGCCCCCGAGTCGGACAAGCCCCTCACCGCCTTCGACCTCAAGCGCACACTCGCGCGCCCGACGACCGCCGCCGCCGCCTTTGACCAGCCCTGGCTTGACCAGCCCACAGCAGGGGCCGCGGACCTCATTCGTCACTTCGCAATCGCTGCCGTGACGGAGCACAGGGCGGAGATTGCCGACTACGACGAGAAGTCCTACAGTCTCATCATGGACGTAGCCGAGTTCGCCGTGAACGTGGCCTTGCGCCTGGCCGGTGTCTCCGAAAGCTGGGCGGACGAGTACCGCGCGCTGACGGCCTACCTGCGCGAGTAGTCCCCTTGTCTGGGCTGCCCGCCGTCCGGCTTGGACTGGCGGGCAGCCTGATTTGAAGCGAGAACAAGCCATGTCACGCAAGACAAGCATAACCATCACCTGCGACGTGTGCGGCAAGGATTTTGAGCGCAAGCCGTCCAAGATCAGCCGGAACAACTATTGCAGCATGGAGTGCAAGGCCGTTGGCATGACGCTTCTGGCGCAGCAGCGCGTCGAGCAGCGCCACGGCGCACCCGTCCGCGAACTGCTTGACCGCCTGTACAACGGCGAGGGGCTTGGCGTCAAGGAAGTGGCCCGGCGCTTGGGTATCAGCGATCGCATTTGCTGGAACTGGATGAACGACTTGGGCATCGAGCGGCGTGGGCGCAGCGAGGCAGTCAGCCTGCAATGGCAGGACAACCAGCAGCGCCGGCGAGAGCAGGCGCAGAGAATCCGCGATGACTTTGCGGCAGGCCGGCGTGACCGCTACCGCCTCGCGCTGGTATCCAAATCCGATTGGGTGCGCCGACGTAACAGCGAATCCAAGCGCGGCGAGAAGAACCCCATGTATGGTCGCCGCGGCCCGCTGCATCCGCTCTGGAAGGGTGGTCATATCCCGATTGAGGAATACGGAGCGCAGTGGCGCGGGATTCGCGCCAAAGTACGGGCGCGCGACGGCCACCGCTGCCAAATCTGCGGCAGCACGGCCAACCTGCAAGTGCATCACATCACACCCTTCCGCTACCAACGTCGCCACGATCTTACTGACCTCATAACGCTCTGTGCCTCCTGTCACATGAAGGTGGAGCGCGGCACGTTGGCGTGCCCGTGCCCCAAGATGTGAAGCTACTCGATGACACATCGAAGAAAACAGCGGCAATTGACGTGCCACGGCATGAAGCCGACCCCCGGCACGCCAATCTCGATGTCTACGATCTGTCCATCATAGGGCCGGCAGATCGGGCAGACATGGTCATCGCGATTGGTCAGGAGTTGCACCCTGCGAATCCCTGCCTGCTGGTACAGCAGGCGGCTTCCGGTTGCGAAAGACCGGGTCGATTCGGTGACGGCGATCATCTCCGCCCGCACCTGGCCGAACTGCGGCAGCAGGCGGTTGACCAGGTTCTCCATCGCCCCGCCGTCGCGCACCCAGTCCCCCAACGCCGCCTGGATGACCTGCCGCGAGGTCTCCGTGATGCCGTGCACCAGTTCGTAGCTGGCTCCCTGCGCCCAGGACATGGCCGCCAGGTTGGGCAGCCGCCAGTTGACGCCCATCAGCACTTGGCCGATGTTTTCCGCCGCCATGCGCACCCCGCGGCCTGCCGATGCCCGAAGCAGGCTGTCTATCGCCTCCTGCAGGTTCTGCGTCGGCAGCGTGTCGAGCAGGCGCTGCACCTCACCGACGTTGCCGGCCACCGTGATGTGGTCGAGTTGCAGGCCCAGCGCCTGCTGCACTGGCCGCACGTGCTGCTGGGCGATGCGCTCGATCTCCTTGGCCTCGGCGTCGTCGTCATCGGGGTCGAGCGAGAGGATCATCTGGTTGGCGCGCGGGCGGCTACGGATAGCCGACCGGCCAGGCAAAATGAGAAAAGCGGCCGGCGTTGGTCGCCGGCTCACCTCCTTCGTTCAGGCCGGCCCCATCCGGCTCTTGCGCACCGCCAGGGCCCCCGGCCGCAGTCCCGTCAGCAAACAGCGCGTCGGGCGGCGGCGAAGGCGGTTCCTGCGCTTTCTCCGTCACTGCGTCCGCCGGCAGGTCGGGCAGGTACGTTTGCGCAAAGAGGCGCGGGTCCACTTCGGCGCCGACCGTCTGCAGCGCCGTCGCCGCCAGCCCCGCAATCTCCGCCCCCTCCTTCTGCGACTTCTGGCGCTGCGACGGCCACCACACGCTGTACGCGCCGCTGTCCGGCTGCGGCAGCACGCCCAGCCACAGCAGCCGATTGACCACGGGGCGAAGAATCGCCGGCGTCACGTGCTGCTGCTGCCGCGCCTCAATCACATCCGTCCAGTTGTCGTCGTCCTGCCCGCTCGCCAACTGTCCCATTTCCGAGCCGACCAGCTTGCGCAGCGGGATGCCCGTGCCGGCGCTGATGAGCTTGAGGATGACGCCCACCGCGCCGCTGGGGTCCTGCAGTTGCGCGCCGAGCTCGGTGACGTCCATCCCGCTCAGTTCGATGTAGCGGCGCAGATCGTTGGTAAATTCATCCATCTGCGCCGTGCGCTCAGCGGCGTCGCCGCCGAGTTCGTAGCCGTCCTTTGTCGAAAACGCATAGGCAGGAACCATCGCCCGCCAGCCGGCTTCTCCGGTCGAGGCCGCCAGCTTGTCCAAGTCGATCAGCCGGTTCCAGACCACCTCCAGCCGCGGCGCGCCGGCCAGGTCGCTCGTCAGCACGTTGTCGGCCACGTGGAGGCAGCGCGTCCAGTGCGCCTCAAACGCCACGGACGATCCCGCCTCGTTGCGCTCGACGAGTTGGTAGAGGACGGGCCGGCCATAGCGCGGACTGCGCCGGTCGTCATCGTAGCGCAGCACCTTGGCGGACGCCTCGTCAAACACGCTGGCAAAGAGCAGGCTCGAAGGCCCGCTCAGGCTGCCGGCGCGCGCCTCGCGCTCGGGACTCTCGCCATCCGCCAGGCCCAGATAGAGCACGCCGTAGCGCCCAATCCCGCTCACCCTGTCCAGCCGGTGCAGGTAGTGAAGCAGCCCGCGCCGCGTCTCCGCCTCCTCCGCCTGGCTGTCAGCCAACAGCGCCCAGGCGCGCGTAAACTCCGTATCCTCCTGCGCCGTGTCGAGGTCGAGACCATCAAGCATCTCCGGCGGCAGTCGCCAGCTATCGTCCGCCGCCACATTGACCACGCGCCTCGCTACGTCCTGCCGCTGGTAGCGCAGCAGGTATTGGCCATAGCTGATGGTCCCGTCATAGCCAGCCGCCGCATGGATGTCCCTGGCCTGTCGCCCGCCGTTGTAGCGCAGGCTAAGCTGCCCGGCCATCCGGTAGCGTTCCGCCAGGTCGCTCGCCTGCGCCCGCAATTGTCCTGCCCCCATTCCGTCCACCCTTTTCCCTCTCCTATCCGCCGGCCCGCGCCGACGCCAGCTTACGCGTTCCTCCGTGATGCCACCACACCCAGGTCTCCAGCGCCTGGGCTGCGTGGTCGTTGCCATCCTCCGGCTCGCTGCCCAGCCCATGCTTCCCCTCCGGGTAGCGATAGCCCATGCTGATTTCGTCAAGCAGATTCCGGCAGCGGCGATGGATTTTGATTGCCCGATGCCCCTGCTCATCCTCGATCAGCGACCTGGTGAGCGCGACCGCCGCCAGGCGGGTCGATCCTCGCTCCGGGTTCTTCCGGTGCAACCAGTTGACCGCCTTGATGCCCGCCGCCGTCAGGCGGGCGCGCAGCGCCACCGCTTCGTGTGACACGACCGCCAGCCGCGGCAGCGGCGCGCCCGCCCGCCGGCACTGCCGTTCGCACTCGTCCAGGCCCCATCCGCCCCAGCCGTCCGGCAGCGTCTGGCCGGCGCGCTCGATGCACTTCGCCATCACGTCCTTGATGGACTGTTCCTCTAGTTTTTTGGTCTGGTACAGCTCGTCAAAAATAAGGATGTCTCCGCCCGGCAGCTCCTGAATGAACAGGATGGCGCGCGGATCGATGTAGCCATCGTCTATCGCCAGCTCGAACGGCTGGCCGGGGTTGGCCTCAGTGGTCACGATGCTCTCCGCCGAGAAGTTTTCGTACACCAATCCCTCTACGCCCGCATACCAATCCCCGTACCGCCACGCCTGCCCTAGCGCGCCGGGGATGGATGCCAGCATGTCCCAGTACTCCGCCGTCAGATGCGGGTTTTCGTCGGGCAGCGCCGGCACAAAGGCGAATTGTTCCTCCTGCCCGCGCATCTCCTTTGGCAAATCTCGCTCTATCCAGTACGAGCGCAC